CTTCCCATCATTTGCTCACGGTCAGACGGGTGTTACAGGCGTGGGACGCACAGCTAGTGGTATTTCTATGCTGATGGGTGCTGCTGCTGGTAGCATTAAGACTGTTATCAAGAACGTGGACGATTACCTGTTGCGTCCTCTTGGCGAAGGTTTCTTCCGTTTTAACATGCAGTTTGACTTTGATCCTGAAATCAAGGGCGACCTTGAAGTTAAGGCACGTGGCACAGAAAGTCTAATGGCTACAGAAGTACGTAGTCAACGCCTGATGCAGTTCCTGCAAGTAGCAAGCAATCCTGTGCTGGCACCGTTTGCAAAGTTCCAGTACGTTATTCGTGAGATTGCAAAATCTATGGACCTAGACCCCGACAAAGTAACCAACAATATGAACGAAGCTGCCCTGCAAGCAGAACTCATGAAAGAGTTCCAAGCACCAGCAGAGGGTCCACAAGCACCGGCAGGTGCTGATGTAATGGACCCAACAGGTGCAGGTGGCGGCACAATGGGTATGGGACAAGTTCCTGTACCGGGTGAACAAGGATTTAGTGGAAATGGACAAGCAACAGATACTCAGCAAACTCAAGCCGTGGGTGGGGAACAACCGCCAATGGGAGGCATTCAATAGCTACTTAGATGATGCTATTGCGCAGCATCATAAAGTAATGGAACAATCTACAGATGTAGTTGCACTGCACAGACAACAGGGTGCAATTGCTGTATTGCGTAAATTAAAACAACTCAGGGATGAAGTCAATGGCAGTTGAAAAACAAATGGAAATGTTTGAGGACGGCGGACTCAAAGATGAAGGCGGTACAGTAGACCCTGTATCTGGCAATGATGTGCCACCCGGCTCTACCCAAGAAGAAGTGCGTGACGACATCCCTGCACAACTTAGCGAAGGCGAGTTCGTATTTCCTGCAGACGTAGTTCGTTACTGGGGTCTTGACACTCTTATGCGTATGCGACAGCAAGCTAAACTTGGACTGCGCATGATGGATGAGATGGGCCAGATGGGCAACAGCGAAGAAGCCACACTTCCTGATGACATTCCTTTTGACATAAATGACCTTGACATGGACGAGGAAGAAGAGTATAATATGGCTCAAGGTGGGGTAGTTGGGGTACCGGGTTACACTGGCATCTCTGGTATGGCACCTTCACAGTTTGCTCAACAACCACAAATGCAGCAGCCTATGGCACCACAGGCACCGGCTATTCCTATGGCACCTACATATACTCCTGCTCAACAAGCACAAGTACCTGTAGCACCGGTACCTGCAACTCAACCCGCATTCCAACAGTTTGTAGCAAAGCCAGCAACAGAAACTATACAGTATATTAATCCAGCTACAGGGGAAAGGCGCACCTTTACATTTGTAAATGGTCAGCCTACTGTGCAGATACCCGAAGGTTTCATTCCTTTGTCTGAATACAAAGAACCGGAAGCTGTGACACCTGAACCCGTTGTCGGCACAACACAAGTACGTGAAGAAGGTGACAGTTCAGAACAACAGCGCAGAGAAGAAGCTAAGTACGGTCCCGGTGGGGGTAGACTTGGTGTAGCGGGTGAAATTTACGGTGTGTCCTTTGACATGCCGGAAGGTACACTGCCCGGAATGATGGGTGCTGCATCCTTACTGCCTAGTTTGCTTACTAAGGGACAAGTACCAGAAGGTGTTAATGTTAATTTTAAACAAGACGATATTGAATTTACTGTTTCAGGACAGGACTACAACGACCTGAAAAAAACCATAGCTGATTTTGGTGTAAATTCCAAAGAAGCCAAAAATAAACTAGATGAAATTGGTCTTGGAAAGGCAAAGACAGAACTACGTCAGCGATCCTTTATGGCGAAGCAAGCAGAAAAAATGGGCGAAGAAGCTAAACGTCAAGCCCAAACAGAGGGTACACTCCAGAATAAAATTGCTAAAGCGCAACAGATGGAAGTTGGCAGTAAAGAACGAAAACAGGCTTTTGGCAATACGGAAGATAATGTGAATCCAAGTACAGGCTTTACTAGAGGCTCTATTATAGATACAGCGGTGAGGGAAGCAGAAGAAGCAAGCTTTATAGAGGACGTACAAATGGATTTCGGTACTAGAACAGAAGAAGACTTGGGTTACGATTTGAATAAAGGTGGTCTAGCATCTAAACCAAAACCCAAAGCCAAAAAGATGAAGCGGGGTGGACTAGCTTCTAAAAAATAGTCCACATATATGTTGGCTACCTGATCCCCCACCCGACGTGGCTACGGTTGGCCCCAACTTGGAGTAAAACTAAATGGCAGAGAATGCTGAAATCATGGCTGAAGAAATGCAGCCGCAAAAAAAAGTAGCGTTTGCAAATCGTAAATACACTAACGAAGAAAAACGCAAGATGGAAGAAGAAGAACTTGAGCAAATGCTCAAGGAACAACGAGGTGAGGTAGAACAAGAAGCTGCTGAACCAGAAGAAGAAGAGCCTACAAGCGCAGAGGAAAAGACTTTCAAAAAGCGTTACTCTGATCTACGTAGGCACCAGCAGAAACAGGCAGAGGAGTTCAAGACAGAACTTGCAGAACTCAAACGCCAGCTTTCTGAGGCTACAAAGAAGGAAATGAAACTGCCTAAATCCGATGAGGACATCGAACAGTGGGCAGCAGATTATCCAGATGTAGCAGCCATCGTTGAAACAATTGCAATGAAGAAGGCACGTGAGCAGTCATCTGCCCTTGAAGAGCGTATCAAAGCAATTGACGAAATGCAACTGTCTGCTACAAAAGAAAAAGCCGAAGCAGAACTTATGCGTATTCATCCTGACTTTGACGAAATTCGTGACAGTGATGAGTTTCACGAGTGGGCAGAGTCTCAGCCCAAGTGGGTACAGGATGCGTTGTACGACAACGACAATGACGCACGTTCTGCCGCACGAGCAATTGACTTGTACAAGGCTGACATGGGCATGACTGCTAAAAAGCCTAAGTCAGATAAAGATGCAGCTAAAGCGGTGTCTACTAAAAACACTCGTAGCAAACCGCAAGAAGATGAAGCATCTACTTATCTGCGTGAGTCACAAGTTCAAAAGATGTCACCGCAAGAATACGAAAAGCGGTCAGACGAGATCATGGAAGCTATCCGTTCTGGAAAGTTTATCTATGATGTGTCGGGATCAGCCCGATAAAAAAGTGTTGACAAATAGTTATATATGAGTATAACTATATCCAACAACAGTGTAGGCGGGTTCGCTACCTGCCTATGCTAATCAGCAAACAACAATGTCTTACGGATTACCTGACGAGCATGGCCCGTTGAACATTCGGTCGGCCAACTGAATACTAAACGCACCCTTTGTGAATCAGCCTCTGATTAGTCTTGTGAGTTTGCATCTGTAACATGCTATAACTTTAGGAGAAAATCATGGCATTCACTACCGCTGGTGGTTATGGTAATCTTCCTAACGGCAATTTTAGCCCAGTTATCTACAGCAAACAGGTGCAGCTTGCCTTCCGCAAGTCTGCTGTTGCTGAAGCTATCTCAAACTCCGATTACTTCGGTGAGATTGCAAACATGGGTGATTCCGTTAAGATTATCAAGGAACCCGAAATCACTGTTAAGGCATATGCCCGTGGCACAACGATCACGCCGCAAGACCTTGACGACGAAGACTTCAGCCTGACGATTGACAAAGCTAACTACTTTGCATTCAAGGTTGACGACATTGAAGAGGCACACAGCCACGTTAACTTCCAGAGCCTCGCCTCTGATCGTGCTGCCTACCGCCTCGCTGACCAGTTTGACCAAGACGTTCTTGGTTATCTGTCTGGTTACAAGCAGTCTGCTCTGCACGGCGCAGCAGACACTGCTAACACTACCGTCAATGGCACGAAAGCTGTTTCGACTGCAGGTTCTGACGAACTTCTGTCGAGCATGAAGCTGGACGCTACTGACTTTGCTGGAACTGGTGTTGCAGGTCAGTCGATCTCGATCCTGCCACGTACCGGTGCTGGCGCACTTCCGACTGGTAACGGTGAAGCTAACCCGCTTCAGGTCATCGCTCGTATGTCTCGTCTGCTCGACCAGCAGAATGTAGACACGACTGGCCGCTGGCTGGTTGTTGATCCGGTGTTCATCGAAATTCTGAAAGACGAAGACTCCCGTCTTCTGGATGCAGACTTCGGTGGTTCCGGTCTTCAGAATGGTCTGGTTGTAAATAACCTGCACGGCTTCCGTGTATACGTTTCCAACAACCTGCCTTCGATTGGTACTGGTTCGTCTACGACTGGTGGCATGAACGCTTCTAACTACGGCGTGATTGTTGCTGGTCATGATTCTGCTGTTGCTACTGCAGAGCAGATCAACAAGACTGAAACCTACCGCGATCCTGACAGCTTTGCTGACATCGTTCGTGGTATGCACCTGTATGGCCGCAAGATTCTTCGTCCTGAAGCACTTGTTAACGCCATCTACAACTTGGCTTAAGGGGAGATTAAGAAATGGCTGTAATTACTTCACTTCTTAAAGCTGCGTCTGGCAATTCCCAGCGTGGCCGCAACCCTTACATGGTTGAGAACACCATCGACATCGTGGCTACTACTGTAGACCCGTCTGCCGGTGATGTTGTTCAGGCAATCACCATTCCTGCTGGCACCAAAATCATGGCTGCTGGTGTGGAAGTTGTTGAAAGTGCAACCATGAACACAGGTACAGATGCAACCGTAACTCTTGGTGCGGCTGATCCTGATGAGTACGTAACTGCATTCGACATTGACGGTGCTGCTGACGGTGCTTATGCACCTAGCGTCACTGTGTCTGCTGATGTAGTTCTCGCCTCTGACGACACTCTGGACCTGACCTTTGCAGGTACTGGCGCGTCCTTCACGGCTGGTAAACTTCGTGTTTACGCAATCATGATGGATGTAAGTTCGCAAGGTGATACTTCTGCTAACGAAGTAGACCGCGACACTCTCGCCTAACTAATATGAGGGGGCGGCCTACGTTCATCAATCCGCCCTCTCATTTATCTGATTTCTAACAGGAGAAACAAATGGCTATTACCACTGCAATGTGTAACAGCTTTAAGACAGAACTGCTTGGTGGTCTTCATGATCTTGACACAGACTCAATCAAACTGGCACTGATCAAAGCATCCCCGTCTGGCACATACAATGCCAGCACCACTAACTACTCTGACGTAACGGGCAACTCTGATGAAGCATCCGGTACTGGATACAGTGCAGGTGGTCAGGTTCTTGACGGTGCTAGTATTTCACTGTCTGGTTCTACAGCTATTCTGGACTTTACTGATGAAGTGTTTTCTGATGTTACAGTTTCGACTGACGGTTGTATCATCTAC